AAAGAGCGCGCCCGCCAGTGGGCGGTTAAGCTCGACATCGCCGGTACCGAATATGGGATGGACTCGATCATAGATTTCAGCATCGAGAACAACCTTACCAGCGCCGATGACTTCGAAATCGGCACGGCTATCCCGTCGAAATTGGTTCTGCGGCTCAAGACGACCGACGAGATCCCGCCGAATGCCCGCGTCGTACCGTACGTGGCGCTGATCCTGCCGCCCGAGATGGACGGCGCGAATGTGGCATGGCAGGACGCAGACTTTGCGTGGCAGGACGCCGGTTTTCCGTGGGGCGGCGCGATCACGGAGTACATGCCTCTCGGTGAATTTTTCGTGGATCGGCGCGAGAAGATAGGACCGGGAACGTGGGAGTTTGTGGCCTATGACAAGCTGGTCTACGCAGACGTCCAGTACGTCTCGCAACTCACCTACCCGGCGACGATGCAGGCGGTATGGGATGAAATCTGTACCAGCCTCGGCTACACCTACGACGACACCGTCGTGATCGGCTCATACACGCTCCCCGTGGCACCCACGGGCTACACCTGCCGGCAGGTCATGGCGTACATTGCCGGCGCGAATGGCGCGAGCGTGTACGTTGCGAAGGATGGTACGATCCGCTTCCGCCGCTACTCGGCCAGCGACGCCCCCGTGATGGAGGTACCAGACTCCGAATATATCGCCGTGACAGAGACCGGGCCGCCGAAGACGTACACGCGCGTGGTCGTCGTGTACGACCCGGACGAGGGGCTCGCCTACGAGGCGGGATCGGGCGACGAAAACCATACGCTCTACGTCGAGTGCCCGTTTGCCACGCAGACGATCGCGGACGCGCTGCTGGTGCAGCTCAGCGGATTTAGCTTTATGCCAATCCAGATGGACATGCGCGGCTATCCGCAAATCGAGGCGGGAGATCGTATCCGGTATGGCCGGCCTGCTCCTGCGCTCACATGGGACACCGCGGACATGGCGTGGCAGGACGCGGATTTTTCGTGGGACGGCTACTACGATGGAGGCTATTCGCTGGCGCTGAACGTGACGTACAGCTTCAAAGGCGGCTTGAGCCTCGGCATCGACGCGCCGGCGAAGTCGGAGCAGCAGTCCGAATTCGGCGTGGATGGCACGCTGACGGCCGCGATCAACCGGCTCAACCGCAATACCGTAAAGCTCGGCAAGACCTACTACGGTATGACGGTGACGGCCGATGCAGGTTTGACGATCGAGCGGAGCGACCATGCGTCCAAGGTTGTTTGGAACAGCGATGAGTTGGCATGGTATGTTGGCTCAACTCCCGCACTACATTTCGACGCTCAAGCCGGAAAACTTAAATATCGCGGAGATATCATCATGGAGGGCGGAAGTATCCAGTGGTCCAATGTCAACGCTCCTGATATCGATGATATCCCGGATCTTTCCGGTCGCCTGACGTACATTGGGCCGACCGGGATTTACACTGGGATACTCAAGGCCAATCAGATCATCGTCGGAGACAACGGGGAAAAGATCGGGGATAACCTCATTGAGAGCGCGGCCAATTGGAACGGGCGGACAACGCTACTGACACCGACGGGGATATACACCGGGACTATTCAGGCCAACCAAATCAATGCCGCGTCGCTCTCGGCGATATCCGCAAATTTGGGTACGGTGACGGCTGGAACCATACAAGGCGTGTCGATTCTGGGCGGCCTTATCTCCGGAGCAACAATGTCAGGCTCAACGATTTCGGGCAGCGTAATACAGACCAATACTCCCGGATTTTACCCGAGGATTGAGCTATCGGCAGCAAACAACTGGCTTAATTTCGAGACATCCGCAACAAGATACTTCCGGATATATCCTTCGGGCGGGTTTTTTACAGTCGATATGCTCTATGACGGGAGTGTTTTTACAATTGGAAAGGGGCCGGGTTCTGGATCTATCTTCACAAACGACAACCTATACCTCTCAAACGGTACCTGTGCCATTCAGCTTGTCGGCAACACTATTCAAATCCATGCCCCGGGCGGCGTATTTATTGATGGCCGCCCCATTTGATATGAGACTTTTGGCATAATCTGACGTATAATCATAATAAGAAGAAGTGTATTTTAAGGAGGATTATGCCATGAAAAAGTTTGTTCTCGGGATTTTATGTGGTGCGTTTTTGTTTGGTGGTACGTCTGTGCTGGCTGAAAGCATTTCGTTGGTCGGCAAAAAAATAGAGAAGGAGATCCCTGTCAACTACAACGGCGAACCCCTTGTGGCTAAAGCGATTGTCGTGGAAGGAACGAGTTATCTGCCGGTGCGGACAGTAGGGAACACCCTCGGAGCCACAGTTGAATTTAAGGACGGGGTGATTCATGTGGAAAAAACCAATGATTACGATGTTATAAGAGATAAAGTAATGAACGACATCAAACGCGAGATGCGCATAGAAGAACTGCGCGAAGAGATTAGCAAGTTGAAGGAGGCCAACGAAAAAATTAAAGAAAGTCTTGAAATCGTGGAGAATGATATTGAAAAAAGCACGGTTGATGGAGGATATATAGAAGGTTCGCTCATGGCGAAAGCTAATTTGGAGAGCGCAATACAAAATAACCTCAAAAAAATCAGCGAACTCGAAGCCGAGCTTGCCGAATTGGAGCAGCAGCCGGAACAGGGAGGAGCCGAACTTTCCGATCAAAAATAAACGCCCCATTTACGGGGCTCTTTCTTTTACCCTCCACTACGGAGGGTTTTATAATTCCACGAAAGGATGATCCGAATGGAACCGATCAAATCGAGCGCGACCCACGGAGAGCTGATTGAGGACCGCATCCGGCAGATCGTGCGTGAAGAAATAGCCGCCCAATTCAGGCGGCTCTCAGAAACCTCTCCGGTTGTCGGGAATCAGGGGATCAATCTTGATGAAGTCCTCAAAGATGATATCTGTCATTTGGTCAAGTCTTGAAGGATTTGCTCGTACTTTTTCATTTTTTCTTCGATCCCATTCAATACTTCGTTTGGCCTGTTCATAGCACTAATGATTCCTTTATAGGCAAAGTCTAAATTGGCATGCTCAAGGAATCTATTAATAAGTATTCCAGTTTTGTCTAGAGTATCATCATGGGGGTGAACCTTATACACGTAGTGTTTATCGTAGCTAACATAGATTTCAGAAAAATTCTTGTGGTTTACCCCAATGATAACTCCGTGGATGGTTTTAACATCGTGTAATTCAGGATGGGTAAAGTACACGTTATTTTTCTTTAGCACCTGAACGACCGGCCAAATTTCATCGATTTTCTTTATTATTTCTACAATGACTTTTACGCGTAAGTCTTTTTCTACTGTATAGATTTGTTGAAATTCTCCATCAAATTTTTGGGCTAATTGTTCGTAATTCATGTGCGCTTCACCTCCCTTCTGCAAGAATTAGGCCGACCAGCCTATCCTTTCGACACGATGGGAGGTTTTTCCTTGCAAACAAACGTTTGGAGGTGCAGCATGGCCAAAATCGCACATCATCTCCACGTCGAAATCGACCTGTCCCAGCAGCCCGTGCAGGAGCTCTGCACCGTGATCGCGGCGGTGTTGCAGGGGTATCCGGGGCGGGAGCGGGAAATCCTTGTGAAGTTGCGTGACGCAATAGACGGTCATCTCGAAGTTTTGAAAAAGGAGGATGAACAACGTGGCAAACATCCAACTGCTACAAGGGACTGAAAAGATCAAAGATTCCTACGGCAAAATCAACACCAGCCTGACAAACCTGAACAATAATAAGCTTGAAAAGTCGGGCGACACGATGACGGGGCCGCTCGAAATCAAGTCGACTTTTCCGGTGCTCAAATTGGCCGAACTGGAAGATAATTTGTCTTCATGGGTTATGTATGATTCCGGGAGTTTTTATGTACAACTGCGTGATAGCGACGGTAATTGGGTACGTGATCTCCTGCGCCTGAGCGGCGACGGATTGATCCAGCTAGTCGGAAATCAAACGATGTGGCACGGCGGGAACAATCCGGTGACTTTAGGAGGCACCGGTTATCAAAGACTTGCGAGTGGCTTAATCATCCAATGGGGGTCCGGCCATACATCAGCAGGGTCTTTATCGGTGACCTTGCCCATCGCCTATCCGTCAAATCATTTAATCACGATTCCGGTAGCGGAAACGGGAGATGTAACCGCCAACCTCACTACCGCATCATATACGACCTCGGGTGTTACAATCCTTTGCTCAAATGCGGTCGAAAATATATTCGTGCGATGGTACTCAATCGGTTATTGAGGAGTGAAGTGGAAATGAAACTGCCAAAATATTACGCCGATTTCGACGAAGCCGGCAATATCACTGGCTTTTATGTTGACCAGATCCATGGTACCAACATTCCGGAGACCGCGATCCCGATCACGCAGGAGCAATGGGAGACGTACGCAGCCGCGCCGCACCGGTACAAGCTGGACAGCGGTGTGATCCGCGAAAAGACTGCGGACGAGCTCGCCGCCGAGCTCGCAGCAGCCCGCGCCGCGCTCGGCTATGAGACGCTGCGCCGGTCCGAGTACCCGCCCATCGGCGACCAGCTCGATGCCATCTGGAAGCTGATCGAGCCTCCGGAGGGCACGGAGGCGCACGAAATCCGCGAGCGCTGGCTCGCGGTGAAAGCCAAATACCCGAAACCCGAAGGCTCCATCGAAACTGACGGGGCCTGATTTTTTGGAGGTCGGTGCAAAATGGACGGTATCACGATCACGGCGGCCATCTCGGCCGCCGCAGCAATCAGCGGGATCGTGCTCGGCTGGCTCGGGCGCAGCCGGACTGTGAGGCGAGACGGCGCGGAGGATGGCGAGTTGAGGGCGTCGGTGAATTATATCCGGCAGGCAGTAGATGAGATGCGCGTAGAGATGCGCAGTCAGAGCCAGCGGTATGATCTGCTGGCCGAACGGGTGACGCGTGTCGAAGAAAGCGCCAAACAGGCGCACAAGAGGATTGATCGATTGGAGGATGACACGAAATGATCAAGAAATGGCTCCGCGCGGCGACGATCCGCGCCGTCAAGACGGCCGCACAGACGGCCGTCGCTACCATCGGCACGACGGCCGTGATCTATGACGTCGATTGGCGGATGGTCGCTGGCACAGCCGCGCTGGCTGCGCTGCTGTCGTACCTGACCAGTTTGGCAGGCCTGCCGGAAGTGCGGGATGACGAGCAATGAGCGCGGCATCTTTCATCGCCCAAATCGCCCCGATCGCCGTCCAGCTCCGCGTCGAAGGCTCTCCGATCTTCCCATCGGTCCGGATCGCGCAGGCGGGGCTGGAGACCGGCTGGAAGATTCCTGCCTGGAACAACCTCGGCGGCTACAAAGTCGGCGGCGGCAAGCTCACGCCGTACTGGCGCGGCAAGATCGTCAATAAAGGCACATGGGAAGTGTACGACGGCAAGCGCGTGGACGTGACGGCCGCATTCCGGGCGTATGACAGCGTGGAGGACTTTTTCCGGGATCAAGACCTGCTGTTCGCCAACACCCGATACGCGCGTGTCAGGTCGGCACGGACGCCGGAAGAACAAGCGGACATGCTGCAGGCGTGCGGCTACGCGACGGACCCGCAGTATGCGGGGAAGATCGTTGCGATCATCAACAGCTATGAATTGCGGAAATACGATGAGGAGGCGAAGAAAGCAATGCAAATGATCGAGGAGTTGAAAAAGCGCGTCGACGAGCTGGAGAAGCAAACGGAGCGCGTGCCGGCGCCGAAGTGGTTCATGGATCAATTCGGCAGCGGCGATCTCGGCGGCCTGATCAGCGATCCGCATTTTACGCTGGAAGGCTGGCGCGCGCTGGCCGTGGCGCTGAGGGCGCAAAAGGCGCAGAAATGACGAAATCCCCGACTAGCCGTTTGGCTAGGCGG